AAGAGACTGTGCATAATCAGAATCTACTATACTAGTTACAAATGCGGAGTCTCTTTGGTTGTCTTCCTGTCTTGCTATTATGTATGCAGAGTCTATAATATCTGTTACAAATCCAGAATCTCTAAAGACATCTACTTGACGTGCTTGAACATATGCACTATCAATTAACTGTATTGCTTCTGCAGAATCTAGAGAGTTCAATGAATTAACTCTCGCGTTTACAAATGCGGAGTCTACTATTCCTTCTATGTAAGTTTGATCTACGATACCAGTGACGTATGTAGTATCAATAAAAGTTTTTATAGTACTAGAATCAGTTCCAGTGTTTATTTCGTTTTCAAGGTGTGTGAAATTGCCGTCTAGTTCTGCGAAGGTAAGTTCACTGCCTTTCGTGTTTCTTAATGTGATGGGCATTTTATTTCTCCTTATGCACTATCATCAAAGGCTAGATCGATAACTGTATCGAATCCATAGTCACTATCGGGCATTCCGATTATAGTAGTTGGGTTAGGTGTTACGGTGATTGTTTCAGCAAGTATGTCAGAATCGCCTTGTGCACCTACATCACGGAAGAATACATCCGCAATAGATTTTCTAATAACTGTTGAGTTTGCAATTGCACCAAAGAACGAAACTTTCATTTCAAAAGATAATGTGTATATTATCGTTCTTCTTTGTTCCATCGCTGCTTCAAAATCGTCAGAGAATGTTAATCCTTGAATTATGATTGGAATATCCTCTTTGAATTCTGGATACTCGTCTGGAAATGTTTTTATCGTTACAGTGTATTGTGGATTGAATGTAGGTAATATTTGTTCCACAATCTGTAGTGCATCATCCTGACTCTTTGCGTAAATATTTAAATCAAATGAAATTGAGTAAGGTACTGGTGAGAAAAACTTCTGTGCTTTAGGAAAAGCATTTTGATCTGTAAGTTTTTGACCACGACCCTTAAACGTACTAGTCTTTGTCAACTGTCTTGACAAGTCATATGCAAATCCAGTAATCTCAAAAGACATACGAGGAAGTTTTATTGAAGTCTTCTCATCCGTATAGAGATCTGTCTGTTGTCTAATTCTCTCTAAGAATTTCTTTCTAGGTGCATAAGCAAGAGGAACTTTTAATTGATTTAAAACTCCACCAGAAGCATCTTTGCGGATCACATAAAGATTATTAAACAGTCTTCCAAATATAGAAACTGATTTTCTTATCTTCTCATGATAGAAATGTGTACCAAACATTAATTATTCTCCGCGTCACCAAATGGATTGTCTTCTGAGAAATCTAAAAAGTCATCACTGATATCTCTGAATATATCATTCTGTTCAGTTTCAGATATCTTATTATCTTCTCTTACTCCAGTGACTGTTAATCCACGTCCTACTATACCACCTTGAGTTATATTTATGATCTCACTACCAGTTACAAAATTATGATATTTGCCATCATCAGCACCAACATGTGCCAAGTAAATATGTTGTGAAGAGTCTCCTGCAGAGTCATTAACAATTCTCTGGATCTCACCAGTGATGTTGATGTTACCTGTAAGAGTTTGTTGTACCGTATCACCAACACTGTAAGCAGAGTCAACACCAGTATTGCCACCAGAGAAGTTTACACTTGGTACGGTAGCATAATTAGTACCACCATCTGTCAAGGTAATTCCAGTAATTCTTCCACCACTTACTGTTGCAGTCGCGGTAGCACTGTCTCCTAATGAGAACGATGAGTCTCCACCACCGATAAATCTTATGGTTGGTGGTGTTGTATAGTAATTACCACTGTCTGTCAAGAGTAAACTATCAACAGTGCCCACAACAGGGACACCACTATCCAAGACTGGAAAATTCAATGTTGCAGTTGCTGCACCAGATCCTGTAGGTATTACAGACAAGACATACTGATAAGATCCTGTCTTCTCGATATCTTGAATATCTTCGATCCCTGTGTCAAAATCCTCTCCACTGTATTCGAAGAGTGTGCAACGCATTTTGTAAACAGGTAAATTTTCTATCTGATAGAATGGTTGTTCATGTTCTACGTGTTGGATCTCAAACATCTTGTTTGCAAGTGGTAGATAAATCAAGTCTCCTTCAGTAGGCCTATCTGTTGCAATATCATTATCTGGTCTACGAACTTGTGCAGAGAACCTTGTACGTGAAACTATAAAAGTTGCCTCGTCTCTTATCTCTACACCAAACCGAGTATAAAGATCTCCCTCTCCATCAAAACCTTCATTATTTTCTATGTACATCTCTATCTTGTGAGATGTCGGGAATCGAGATGTAGGATCATCTCCAAGCAATACATCTTCGTTTACCAAATCTCTCGGTAAATAATAAACGTCTTGACCATAGATCTTTAATGCCTCTATGACTAAATCTGCATAGAGATCCATTTCAGATCTTACTTTTTCCGAGAAGTAAAGGTTACGAGCCATTATATTATCCTACAAAAAAGTCGGCGGGCATTTCATGTTCTAGTCTAATTGTCTCTCTTAACCTTTCCATTTCTGTTGTACCATCATCATATAATTGTCTTCCGTTGAACATTACACCGCCTGGTAATGTCACACCTTCAAACTTGATTAGGTTCTGACCCCATTGTTGTTTGAAGAGTGCGGTAGTGTAATCCTTCAACCACATGTCATTGTAAATCGATGTATTCGTCTCTGGATCTAAAATAGTGTATACTTCTGCAACCACATACTCACCTGCCTTTATGTCTTTATCATGAAAGTCTCCGAATATGTACAACCTGTCTTGATGTCTAGACCATTGGACTTGTGGGGTTCCGTTTAGTTTCATATCCAGTAATGACAAGTATTGTTGCATCTGTTCGTAATATGCCAGATCACCTGCAAAGTTTTGCAAGTCTGCAATATCATTTAACATCATTTGATATTTTATATCAAAGAAATTAAAAGATGAATTAAAAGAAGATGCGACTGGAAAGAGTCGAGACACAGTTAAAACATTTGATGATATCGGAATGTATTCATTATCGACATCAGTCTGAGTGACTAGGTGTTTTAAATATGTTCTAACCGTTGCGTCTGAGTGGTACTCTTGATAGTACTGTAATGCCTCATCGACACGGTCTTCCATTTGATCTTCATCGATGTTGATCTCTAAAACTGGATCACCAAGTCTTCTCTTGGCATAATCTATGAGATCTTGTCTAGATGCAGGAACCGCCATAATAGTCTCCAAAAACTAAATTATTTGGTACTATTTATAATCTTTTTACTTTGTATTATGAGGCATTTCCAGAAGCACCAGATGAATTTACGATTGAAGCACTAAGACTAGGTGGATTACTAGTGCTATTTCCTCCAGTTGACATATTCCATTTGTGTACATAAGTGCTTCTGTTAAATCCATACCAAGTGTTGTTACTGGGTGTTTGTCCTCCACCACCTATTGCGTATCCATAGGTAGAGTTACCACACCCTGCATGACCACGAGTACGCAATGCATATGAAGAAGCATTATTAAACCCTAGATCTCCAATATCTGAAGCATTACTAGGTGTGGCAATTGTTATTCTCTGTATGTGTTCGCCAGGATCAGATCCACTATGATAAGTGATGCCACCTGCAAAGGTGCCATATACTCCATTAGAGTTTCCTTCTGCAGTATAATGTCTTTGCGTGGCAATATCTCCAAAGTCTGTTGCATTACCCTGTGTTTGAAATGAAAAATAATCCATTGTCCTTGATGGAGAAGTGTAGGTACTAAACTGTCCTCCTATAGCAACCAATCGAGTAGCATTATTGACCGCTGTGGAATTTTCTCGCTGATAGTTGGCAACCCCATTATAGTTGGTAGCATTCCCTGCAGTCTGAACTACTATTGTTTGTGCCTTGGATGATCCATACCCAGAAGCAGCATAACCCCCAACATACAGTCCATATAACCCATCAGATCCTGCACACTGATTATAGTCACAATAACCTTGTGCCGAACCTAATAAAGTATTTCCTGAAGAAGTAGCATTACCTAATGTTGCAGATGCAAAATACTCTAAATTTAAATTATTAGAATTATATCCTGCCCCTGTGGTTACTATTCTGTTTCCATCTGATACTGATGCCCTTTGACCTGAACCACTTCCTGTCGTATTTCCAAATGAAGAAGAATTACTATTAGTGGTAAGATCAAAATAGTGTATAGCCTGTGTATTTCCACTTGTTCCACTACCTGCAATAGAAAATCCTCTATCACCAAAATATTGATTGGTTCCTATAAAGGCCGAGGGTCTGTATGAAATAGTTACTGCTTTAGAAATAGAATTAAAACCATCTGACCATTTAAATGTGTAAATAAAGTCACCATTGGAATCATTCAAGTTTCCTGAAGCAACTTCTATACCAATACTATCAGCAGATTTTGGTGTAAATGTCCATACGGACGAATCGTTGCTGATTGTTACCATGTATTGAGCACTATCACTGACAAAACTCTCATTGGTTATTTTATCTGAATCTGGATCACTAGCAAGTGCAGTAATTGTCAATGGTGTTACGGAATCTGCAATATCATATTCTGCAGATGGTTCTGTTACCCATACTGGTGCTGAAGTGTTTAAGTTAGTATCTGCGTTATACCAACCTTGACCATTATAAACATAAAGTCTACCTTTTGTAGAACTTATATTTACAATTGCTTTGAGACCTGCACTTAATCCAGTTGTTGGTAAACTATCTAAGGTATCAAAGTACGATACGCCCGATGAAACTTCTGTACTAACAATTGAAA